CGTCTAAAACATCAACAATGTCCGCAGCCAAAGAGTACTCTGATGTGCCTTGTGTGACAGTAAAGTTTGCTTCTTTAACAGTCCACAAGTTAAGACCACGATTAGCCCAGTCTGCAAACATCAGATTCATAGACCTACGAGCCGTCTTAGCATCATACCCCGTGCGAACTTCTAGTCCACACCTCTCGTATGCTTCTTCGATTACCTCTCCGACATCGAGGTTAAAATCTCTTGATCCTGATGTTGTCATTGTATCAACTCATATGTGGTTTCTGATTTGTTTTAGTTACAACCGCCCCACCATTTTTAAAACCAATTTGAGCAGCAACTTCTGGAGCTTTTTTCTTTAAAGCTCTCATGCCATCTCCTTTTGGACCTTCAGGTATCGGCTTCTTCTTCTTTTCCATCGTTATCCTCCTGATTATAAAGATTATCGAACACTCGATTGACATCTAGTGTATAGTCTAAATCACTTTTTGAATAGTGTATATGTTGTGAGGGTCTAAAGTCTGGTGCACCCTCACCCACTGCAAACCAAGCGGGATGTGTAACCCTTACTCGATTGTTCGGTAAAGCTACTATATTTCCTGTCCACTCTCCTGCATCCAACAACTGCATCACATGGCTTTGTTTATGTTGTGCCGGATCATCTGCAATCTCAGAGTTTGTGTAGTCTACAGTAAAAAGATACTTTGCAGGAAAGAACTGTCCATCAATCTTCGCCATCCATGGACATGGTGTAGCCCTATCTAAAACATACACCGCATGATCATGTGATGCACAATCCCACGGTTGAGCATCATGTGTTGACATCGGCACAGGCCATTCAGCTAATGGAATATCTGCCACCAATGCCGTAAGAGGCATTCTTGCCCACATTGCACCGCCATGAACTGTATCTTCCTCTTCGTCTTCAGCTTCACAACCAGTAAAGATTACTTGAAAACTTAACGATCTATTAGGCATACTTGTTACAGCTATGACCATAGCATGTAAAAACTCGCCATGATACTTCTCATGGTTATGGGTATATTCTCTACGAACCCACGCCTTAAAGTAAGGTATGTTGCTTTGAAGATAAGGCATTAGGTTTAAAAAGTTCCTTTAAAGCCTAGCCCTTTAACTTGACCCCCGGCCTTGTAACCTTTAACCTTGCCACCCGCTTTCATGCCTTTAACCTTGCCACCCATCTTCATGCCTTTGACTTTGCCCCCTGCTTTCATGCCTTTGACTTTGCCCCCTGCTTTCATGCCTTTGACTTTGCCACCCATCTTGTAACCTTTTTTCTTCATTGCCATGTGAGTTCTCCTTTCAAAAGACTCTTACTAAGCCACCATTAGCCTTTTTATTCTTCCAACTAATTCGTTTCGACGATTTCTTTTTCTTTGCAGCAGATGTACACTGTGCCATAGTAGGGCGACAAGCGGGATAACCTTTACGCTTCTCTCCCTTTTGACGACCACAGGGCTTTCCTGTCTTGCAGTCAACCCAACCCTTGCCATCATTCTGACCAAACCATTCCCGCAAAGAGTTCTTTTTCGCCATCAAAATGTCCTTGTAGTCTTACGCCTTGACTCTTCTACTTGACCACAGCCAGAGGCAATAAAACCCCCTCCATTAAACCTTTTCTTAGGAGGACGTTTGGGATTATCAATTGAAGAAACTATTCCACCTTCTGCTTTCTTAGTAGAGTTTCCCCAGTTTTTTGCCCCTACTTTGCGGCATTTTGATAACGCCCCCGAAGCGTAAGCCGAGGGCCATACTTTGTAACGGCTTTTTACTTTGTGATAACAAGCGTCTTTTTTTGCCTTTTTCTTTGCCATTAGTCACCCCCTTCGATGGAGGCTTGGATACTTGCTGTCGCATCTGCGCCCTCGAGATTGCCATATGTCCTCTCCATCTCTGTCTTTATATAATCAATTTGTAAGGCCATAACCTCTGTTCTTTTATCAACGGCTATCAAAGTCTTTGTGACCCAATCAATCCAACTGTAGCCAACACCACCAACACCGATTATAAAAGCTGTTATAAGAGCTATTGTGACTTGTTTGTTCACTTCATTCACCACATTTTACAAGACCAGTATTTGGCCTTTAGTTTATCAAGAGTGCCTTTATCACAACCGTGACGAGCACGGAAAGACTTACGACGTTTTGGGTTTGATTTCTTGATAGTCATATTGGCGTCCCCAAATCTGACTATCTTTTCTTTACCCTTGTCACACGCTTTAACAACAAACTTCTTGCCGCCAGAAACCTGACGTTTCGGTTTATTGCACTTCATCTTATCCTTGTCGATCTTAGCCATCTTACCCTCAGAAAAAACGGCGGCTCTTACACCGCCGTTGCTTTAACCAAAGAATCCAGTAATTGAGTCAATGTTGGTAAGCGTCACATGACACTCATCATCAAAGATCATGCCATGATCTGGAATAGTAATCTGGTTATCATCACTTTGATGAAAGACCATAGATAACTGTGTTGCTCCACCACTACCGTTTTTGAACACAACCGCAGGAGAACCGCTACCCGCAGTTTTTACATAAAATGATTTTAGTCTAGTTCTACCGCCCTGTAGTGTTCCAGTCGCCGTAGCTGTCTTTGCAAAAATAGAAGCAGCCATCTAACATCTCCTATTAGCCAAGGTTGTTGTTCTGAGCATACAAAATAGTAACGCGAACTTCACCCGCATTTGTTGCAGCAGAGTTAGTTACAGTCAAACGAATGTCTGCTGTTCCTGTGTCCTCCCACGCCAACGTACCGCCTGCTTGAGTAGTAGGATATTTACGTCCCGCCGTAGTTCCGATAGCAAATGTATTTACAAGAGTTGCTGCACCACCAACCGTGTCTCCAACACTTAGGTTAGTAGCTCCACTTGCTGCTGTAATAACGTCAATTACACAGTCAATAATCTGAGAGTTTGCAGGGATAACAACGTCTGTCACAGACGCAGCTAATGCACCACCAGATAAATCTGCTGCAAATGTCTGAGACATTACTACTTGACCAGTGTTTTTGATGTTTGAACCAAGAGTTGTACCCGTGGTTTCTTTGATGGTTCCTGCTTTAATAGGACCAGAGAAAGTTGTCGTACCCATGTTGATCTCCTGTCTAGGGTTAGTCAGCCACACCATGTGACTGTCAGGGATACAAACAGAGTAACTTATCTTTAAACAAAAAGAAAGGGGCAACCGAAGCTGCCCCAATCAAAATGGAGGTAATACCTCCTTATATCACAGTTTAGGCTCCAGGTGAACCAAAGATACAACGTGGATCTGAGAATCCAAAGCTGTAACGTTCACGAGCTTTAAACCTCATGTTTCCTGTGTCGAAGTCTGCTTCCATGTTTGTGGATAGCGGAGTACGCTCAAAGTGGATCATTCCACGAGGAGCATCAGTCATGATAAAGAACGCATCAGGATCTGTTAGGAAGTCGTTAACGGCATAACCGTTAGGCAACATGCCCATTGATCTTAGTGCGTTTGTATCATTGTCCGCTGTACCAACACGAAGGTTAGATACCATCAGACGCTCTGCAACGAATTGCAGTTGTCTTGGGATAAGTAACTTCATGCCACGTAAAGCAACTTTTAAACCACGCTCGTCAACAAATCCTGCGATATTAATCAAAGCATCTTCAAGAGATGTTTCGTTTAAATCAGCAGCAGTTGCAGGTTCGTTGGCAAATGTACCTCCAGAAGTTAGAGGATGGTTAGTCGCACAAAGTGCAACACCATCACCACCCGCAGTAGCACCACCTGTGAACGCTGTGTTCAATACAGATGCAGCTTTAACCTGCTTTGAGTGTGCCATTGAACGAGCCAACGCACGAGTATAACGTGAACCAAGACGATCATAGAGATTGTCTTCGATAGCTTCCTCAGTGATTGAGAATGCCAACGCTACTGTTTCGTGGTTGTAACGAGCAGTGTATGCTTCGTTAGCGTCGTCAAAGTTTACTGCGCCACCTTCTGATTTAGTCGGTGCCGCTCCGAAGCCGGATAACATCACTTCTTCTTCAAACGCTCGATCTGAAGATTCAGTAGTGTAGATCTCTGCATGTTGGTTTTCGTACCTTTCGTACTCCATACCAAACAAGGCGTTGAGACCTGGTTCCAACTCTTTCGCTAGTTGTGCGCGAGATATAGCCATAAGTCAGTCTCCTTATACGCCAGTCGTTGAAACAGTACCGCCTGCAATCGCGCCATTGGCGGAATTGAAGGAGTTGTTTAAACGAACAATTACAGGGATACCCGCTGCGGTAAAATCTGAGTTTTCAGGGTCATCTTGGATACCCATGATTCTCAAATTTAAGTTTGCAGTGGCAGCGATTGTGCTAACAGCCAGTTTTGCGGAGGAGATACCAGTCGTAGAAGAACCAGAAGCGCCGTCTGCAAAATTTGCGTTTGCGAACACATGTCCTCTAGCAGTTGCTTCGCTTGTTAGTGAAGCATCTGAACAGATGACGAATGTTTGCATTGGGTTGTCATACACGAAAGCTTTGACGGGATGATTAGTATCCGCGCCAGAGCCGGGCCAGTTGTTGGAAAATATTGTTTCACCAGTGGTGGACGAAACGTATTCACAACCCCAGAAAACACCTACAAGACCTACAGTGCCACCCGCAGCCGCGCCAACTTTGTCAATAAAACCAGTTGATAGCGGGATAACAGGTGAGCCTTGAAAGATCGTGTTTGTATTTCCGGCTGCTATACGATACTCGGTCGCACCAGTGGTGTTAGTAGCCTGACCGACTACTCCAATCGGACGAAGTCCGAATGCACCGTTAGTGTTTGCCATAGTAGCAATCCTTTATGTTAATCGGAGTCTCCGTTGGATCCCCCGAAGGTTACACGACTTTGCCGATTATTAGTAATCGGCATTGAAGGATGTTGTTCCTTCATCAAGTCCTGATCCACAGCAGTCATTTGTTCGCGGGTTCGGCCCCCGTAGTACTCGTTTCTCTCATGCGCTGTCTCTTCAGGTATACGGCACAGCATCAGTCCGCCTTGTCCAATCACTCCTTGATATTTGCCATCGTCGATGACAGGAGCTTCATAGTGTGGATATTGATCTGCACGGACAGGTTCCCATCCTTCACGTAGTTTGGCATGGACGTTCATCTTGTCCTCCTCCCCACGCATTGCAACTCGTATCCACCGATGCACAAAACCCTTCGGGGCTTCAGGTGCTTCAAGGTGACTGGGCGGTGCCCAAGGTTTTCTGCGAGTTTCTTTATCTCGTGTTGCGTTTTCACGCGGTGTTCTAGTGTCAGCCATTTGTTACTCCTTCACATACTTGGCGTATTCTTCAAGAGGTACGCCCAGTTTTTTCGCAATCGCTACTTGTGAGTGCGATAACTTGACCGACCTGCGCCCTGATTTTGCTGTACTGCGGGATGCTGAAGCAGCAGCAGCGGCGACCTGTGCTCCACCCGATTTCTTAGCCGTCTGGAATTTGTGTGGAAACTCCTTCCGAATACGACTATCAACTTCAGTATAATACTCATCGCTCTTCGGGTCAAACCCTTCTTCTTCAACAAGTTGCTGATGAATTGTAAAAGCGGCTGTAGTCATTATTTTATCATCACCAAACCAAGCGTTTTTCTCTGCCCAATCTTGAGCACGAGGATCCGGCTGTGGGCGTTGCTGTACAGGAGCTTGTTGAGGTTTTGGTTGTTCTTGAACAGCAGTCTTAGCCTGTTGATCTGCACGAGCTTTTGCAGTGTTATACCTTGATTGTTCTACAGCAATAGTAGAAATTAATTGTTGAGCCTCTAACATTTTATCTGAATCACCTGCTTCATACGCCTCTTTGTAAAGACGTTTAGCCGCATCAGTTTGAGACTCTAATCTTGTGCCATACTCAGAAAGATATCCTGTGTCCAAGGCTTGCACACGGGATTTTAATTTTTTATTTTCATCAAGCAGTTCTTGGGAAACTCTAAGTGCTTCTGCCTTATCCCGTTCTTCTTGACGATACTTTTCTGTAAGTTTTTTTATACGAGACTGAACACCTTTACTGTAAGA